CGGCCCCGCTTGGCCATCTGGTATGCTTTCTCGTCATTTCTTCCGGCCAAATCTTGTGCATTCAAGTTGTCTGCAACAATCAATGTACGACGTGAAATGTGCGTATAGTTACCAATGCGAACCGTTGCGGCTGTGCTGTCGAATGACGTTACGTCGTCGCCATCAATTACCGCTGTCTTATCAACAGCCGCAAGCGAGTCAGTTTGCCACTCGAAAAACGTGTTTGAAACGCTTTCTGAGCCGATATTACTTTGCAGAGGCACCTCGTCGGGCGAGATATTCGCAATTACATTTGCGAGGCTCTCGCGGATACCTTTGGCGTCAAATGACGTAAAGGTGTTTGCTACTATTGCCATATTTTTTCTCCATTATAGCAAGGCTTTAATTGCAACCGCTGCATCTTGCACGCGGCCAGACTTCTGTAGGCGCTGTTGCGCTTCCTGCGCGGCAGTCTTCGGCTTTGGTGCTGAACCGCGAGAACCTGCTTTTAGAGTTTTGCTGCGCGGCTTCTTAGGCTTCACTTTCGCCTCGTTAGCACGCGTTTCGCCTCTATCGTAAAGCATGGCTTTCCTCGCCAGTTTGACCAATGTCGCGTTTTTAAGCCCTTGAACGTCATCTTCGTTAAAACCTTCTGTAAGAAGGAAGTCACGAATTTGCCCAGCTTCTGTCGAGGCAACCTTCTGGTCGCGCCACTCTGGGATCAGATCAGGCAGAGCGGATCGTTGCTCTTCCAGATACTGCTGTTCCATTTGCTGCATTTTCTTCTGTTGAAGATCACGCAGGCGGGCCTGCTCGGCTTGAACGGCTTGCATCTGAGCGCTCTTCTGCTCTTGCTGCTTTCGCCACTGTCGCTCCGCTTTCGCTGCCATCGTGGGGTCTGTGTCGTACAGTGTGTCCCAATCAGGCTCGTCTTGCACCGATTGCTCAATCTGCTGGCTTAGCGCTGGCAGTAGTTGAGCGTATTGCGCACGCTCCCGCTCGATTGCTTCGGCTTCCGCTGCATACGACTTGCGCATCTCAGCCAGCTCCTGCGTCTTGCGGGTATAGTCTCGATGCCTTAGATGTCCGCTTTTCAGATCCTCGACCGTAATCTCTTCGCCGTCTACTTCCACCGTGGCGGATAGTATGTCGAAGGATTGGTCGCCAGAACTGTCGGCGTCGTCCTCTTCATCAAGCTCGACTTCAGATCCTTCGACGGGTGAATTGTCGATCTCTTCGTCAGCCATTTCGACGTCAGCTTGATCCTGATCTTCAGTTTCAGCTTCAGTCTCTAGCGCATCAGTTGCCTCTGCATTATCCTCTTGGGGTGCAAACATAGCACTGATTGCATTTTGCGCGTCGGTCAGGCCAATCCCTTGCGGGGTGTTAGTATCTGACATTTTGCGTCAATCTCCTTTATTATGCGGCTATTTCTGTTTCATTTCAATAGTCGCGTTGTCCGCCATTGCACGCAGGGATTGCTGAACCAGCTCAACCCCGCGCAGTTTCATGTAGACAGCCTCTCGGTTGTCCGCATCGCCAACGCCAGTCGCTTTGAACTCGCGCCAGCAATCCTGCTCGATCTCAGCGAGAAATCGCTTGAGGTCGGTATCGTCTAAAAGTCGCTGCGCCTGCTTGCCGTCATCAATGACCTGCTGCTTAGTCTTCACGCGCAGCCTCCTTGATTACGTCCGCCTGCGCCTTCAGAACCTCGCGGTTGATCGCCAACTCGGATCTGATCTGCTCCACGTTTAACTGCCCACCATATTTGGCTTTCATCTCTTCGGCCTTCACAAACAGCTCCGCCTCAAGCTCGTCACGCTTGCGGTCGTCTTCCATTTGCATTTTCTCGCGGTCAAGCTGCAACTGCGCGGCCTTCTTCTGGATGTCCGCTTGGATCTGCTGGATCTGCACTTGTATCAGCATCTCGTTCACGTCCGGCTTGTCTTGCTTCGGAGGCGGCGTAAACTCTGCGGGGTTGCTCCAGAATTGCGACGTATCCTTGAAACCGGCCAGCTCGGTCATCGCCTTCAACGTGTTGCTGAGCTTCGTGATGTCGGTCAACGGGTTCTGCGGCCCCATAGTCTTCATCGCGTCCTTCTGCATCTCGCCGATCTGGCGCAGCATCATCATACGCTCCGCGTCTGTGCCACGGCCAAGCGCGACGTTGATCGAGACGTCCATGTTGCTATTCCACACACGCGGATCAATCGGCACGAACTCATTACGCAGGCGAACCATGCGAGGCGCATCCTGATGCGTCGTGATCAGGTGCAGCACGATCTTGAACAAGTCTTTCATGCCAGTCTCGGCAAACACGCGCGCGATCAGCTCGATGTGCTGCTGGGCGGCGCTCACAGTCGCTGCAACGGCGCTGGCAGTGGTAGACTGCAACACGTTGGCGTCTAGCCCCTGAGACGCCTTTGAGATGCCTGTGCGGGCTTCTTTCACCTGATCCATGTATTGCAGGACGGGGAACGCCTCGCGGCCAACAAATGGCATCGACAGCGGCTGCACCTGACCGGCTTGGCGCTGGCGGATGATGCTGCCGACCTCTGTGTTCATGACGTCGTCTAAGTTAACCATGCCCTCTGTGACAGCCACGCGGGGGTGTATGGACATGGCCAAACTATCCAGCGTGTTACGCATGATGACAGACTTGATCCGCTGGATGTCCATGACGGTGTCCGCAATAGATATGCCGAAGAAATCGTGCGGCTCTGGATCTGGGCAGAACGTGGCGAAGGGGGCCATGTCAATTGGCTCGTTGTTCAGTATCTTGTTGCCGTCGCCCGCCGTGCAGATTTTGCGCAGCTCCGCGATGCCGTCGCCGTCATAATCAACGCGGATATAGTTTTCGACATAAAGCACCTTACGCATCGCCGGATCGTTGCGCTCGTTCATCTCGTTGGTCAGCGCAGGGTTGCGCGTGTACCGCTCGACGTTGGTGTTCATGTCGTCGTAGGCGGATGACATGCCCGCGACCTCGTCGTAGTCATATCCCATCGCAACCAGCTCTGAGACGGTCACAATGCGCCTGTGGGCGACGTAATCTGCTTCCGCGATAGATTTGGCCTCGCGGGAGATTAACAGCTCCTCGGGCGGCACAGCCTCCAGCTTAACGCGTCCGTCGGGGCGCGTATATTCCACGCGCACGTCGTGCATCATCGGAGGCGGCAGCATCTCACCCGTCATGGGGTTTAGCGCAGGCTCGCCGACAGGCATAGACGCCTGCACTGTAATCATGGCGTCGGGGTCAGCGGCAAGCGCCGCCAACGCGTTGTCGTCGAGGCCGGTGTAATTGTAGGCGTCAATCGTGGTCTGGTCATCCCACCAACACTTGAGAATGCCAACCTTGCGGATCAGCGCGTCCTTGAACGCGGAGTGCATAGACAAGAAGCCGTTGTTGTCGCGGTTGATGATGAAATTCGCGTAGTCGGTCGCCTGCTCCGCCGCCGCGATGTCTTCGGGCCCCTGCGGCGCGTATTCGACGGTGTTATCGGTGCTATGGAAGATCCGCATCAAGGATGGCAGGATGGCTTGTACGGTATCGCGCACGTCCATGCTGACCACTTGGCTGCGCCCGTCCTCTTCGTCGCCAAACGGCTCGCCTCGATAATATTCGGTCGCCTGCGCGCGGATCGGCGCGATGTTGTTGTCGATGTAGTCAATCGCGTCGTCGATCTCTTTGCCGACAATGCCCTGCAGCTCGTCGTCGCTCATCACGTTGGGGTCGATTTCCTGCTCCAACTCGTTGACTAGGTCGTTGATCTCATTTTCCATTTCGGTGTCCTTTATCGGCGGGCTTGCAGGGATTTAAGGTATTCGTCTATCAGATTTGGCGCGACAGGCCCAGACTGCTGATTTGCGCCAGATTGCGCCAAAAGGCCACCAATGGGCGATGCGTTGGCGGCAGACAGGTTGCTCAGGTGGGCGAACTCAGGGTCAAAGCGGGCGAAGCGTGAGCGTACATCAGGCGCATCAAAAGTTGTTTGGACTTTTGCGCCAGTTGGATCTGTTGTTTGAAGATCCATGCCAGAAAAACCTTCATCTTTTGCGGCTTGAATATTATTTCTTACATTTTCAAAATATAAATTTTCACCTTTTGCTAAGTCAGAGGCTGGCATAGCCTTCCTATTACCGCGCAAGAGCAACGGCAAAACTCCTGAGCCGACTGGCGTAGGATCATAAGGCATATCGCTGCCCGCATAACCTGATGCAATTTTCGGCGTGTCAGTAGAATAAATAACTTTGCCGCCTAATCCTTCCTTCATAAACTCTGGATTAAATCTATCCAGATTAGCCGCTTTTGTGCCGTGATATGAGACATCACCCTCAAACCCAGCGGCCTCGGCACGCGCCATCCGAGATGCTTCGTCCATCGGCAGCGGCGTATTCGCAAACATATATTGCGGATCTGCTTGCGCCATCATCTCGTCGGTTACTTCGGACGCGCGGCCCTCTGCGCGCAGCTCCAGAATGCGCTTGGCCATGTCCTGCGCTTCAGACGCAGCCGTCGTCAGTAAGCCAGCAGACTTGGAGGCGTTGGCGGCCACAACGCCATCATCGCGCAACTTGCTATACGTTTTCAGCAGCGACGCCTCTCCGGCCTCTGTCAGCCCGCCTGTTGGCGCGTCGGGGTTTTCTTTGCGGAATAAATATTGAAGCTCGCCGCCTATGCCTTTCCCCTGCATCTCTGAGACAACTTGAAGATCAGTTTCTTTGTCGCCCTTAATTGCATAGCCAACGACGTCCATTTCGTCCAAGTCTGGATTATATGCTGTTGCGTAGTAACTTCCATCTGGCGTGCGATAGATGTCAGCAGAGCCAATATTTGAAACATACTCAGCGTCTCGCGGAAGCATGCCGTACATGTCGCCCATCATCAAGTTGGGCCTGTTTTCTTCTGGGATGCGTTTATCGCTCGGATTTACGCGCCTTAAATATGCATCAAAACCAGACGCTTCCGGCGTTTCATTCGGGTCGTAGCCAAAGCGCTCTATGTTGGCCTGCCTGCGCAAATCGGCTGCGCTCGATGTCAGCAAGCCAGTAGACTTAGAGGCGTTGGCCATAGCTGTGGGGTCTCGATACATAGTATTTCGCGTGGAAAAATCTTTATTGCGACCCTTGTTTTCCACAAATCCAAATCTTTTATAAAAATCTTTCAAACGCGATACACTTGTGCCTCCAAACGATGTGTCAGGCGTCAATGATATTTTAGCGCCTTCAGCGTCTGCCGCAGCAATAAGATCATTCATCACCTGACTGCCAACACCAGAGCTTTGTTGATCTTTAGGCACTTGAATACGCCCTAGCTCATACCCACGATCTGCGTCACCATAAATGTCAATTTCAACGTCAGGGTATTTATCTTTTATATTTCTAACGGCATTCGCGCCCACAGCGCCACGCGGAACGCCGACAGCGCCGCCACCCGCCATGGCTAAACCCCCAACGCCAAGCGCTTCGCTTATCATGTCTTCCTGCGGGATCGTGCCGCGCATTGCAGAGATAGGCGCGTCAACGGCTTTGGCAGCGGGCGAAAGCAGCCCCGCAAGCATGTTGCCAATGCCTTCATACCGCAGCGTGTCTGTGCCGTACACTGGCTCCTTCGACAGCAGCCCGCCAAACACGGGGCGGCGGCCTTGCGCAGCCAGCTCGCTCTGCTGCTGGCGTGCCGCTTCATACAGAGGCGCAAATATGCTCTGCTCTTCGCGTAGGCGTCTTAATTCTGCGGCAGTGGCCATCAGCGGTTCCTAAAGTAATCAAGCAGGCCAGACATCACGCCGGTCATGCCGCCCACTCGGCTGCGCTGATCGCCAAACAATGCCTCGCCGAGAGCGCGAACGCCAAATTTCGCGGATTGACCGTAGTCTTCCTGCTTCGCCAGCTCCATGGCATCGTCAAACAAACCGCGCGACCGCATGGCAGATTTTTGCGGCGTGGGCATCCTAGACGCCGATTGCGACAAGGATGCGCCAACACGCGGGCCCATTCCCTCGAATAATTGCGTTGCCACCGCCTGATTTGCGTCAGCGGTGTATGGATCGCCGTAAAGGCGTGAAAACTCGTCAAGAGCGCGTTTAATCGTGGCATCGGAGTACATAAACCCCTCTGGCCCGTCTTCGCGCATGGCGAAGGCGTTTTTATCGTCGCCAGTTAGCTCTGCGTATTGCGTTCTAAGCTCTATCGTATTCATCTTAACACTTCCACCTTCTGCGTGCTGCCTTGCCGCGTTCACCCGTCCAGCCGCGTGAGCGGGCGCAGAACGACTTTTTACGCGCTTTCTCTGATTTCGTTTTGGGGTTTGGCGCGGGGGCTTTTAACTTGCTGCCGGTCGCCTTGTTATACTTCGCGCGCCCCTTGGCGGTCAAACCGCCGCCACGCTTCACCGAAAGCTTCTCGCCGCGCCCAACAGATAAGCTTGGGCCTGATTTGCGTTTGGTCGCCATTACTTTTTCTTCGCAGGCTTCTTCGCGGTCTTCGCGGCCTTCTTAAACGCTTTGGCGGTAGGCGCGCCCTTGCTGCCAGCTTTGCGCATCTTTTCCTTTGAACCCGCCGCGATGCGCTTACGCTTCGCGTGGATGTTTGCATATAAACCCGTCTTAGCCATCTACGCTCCTTCGCCCCACTGGACGCACTTATAATCGGTTGCGCGGTACGCAGGAAACATCTGCCGCGCGTATTCCAGCCCGCTCGGTATGGACTGTATGCACTGGCTCTCGCTCTGCATCACGGGGCTGCCAAACGAAAAACAACCGCCCTCAACGCTGCAAAGCAGAAGCAGCGCCGTCCACATTACTTCTTACGGGCGGTCATCTTCCGCTTCGTCGTTGTGCCATACTGCTTCTTCTTTTTCATCGCAGACGCTGCAGCTTTCTTGCCAGCGGCTGTGTACGGGAACTTTTTACCACCTACATTTGGCATCGCAATCTCCATAATATCTTGCGATATAATAACATTAAAACGCCAAAAAGAAACCCCGCGCGCTGGGAGGGGCGCAACGGGGCCAAGTTGTGCGGGTACAGGGAGGAAAACCCGCGATGAGGTACAGACGTGGACATGAAACCACTCTGAGCAAGGCCAAGGTAAACTTTTTTCAGAGAAAATGCAAACCCGCCCCTAAACGACCCCGCGTATGCCCCTGCGAAGGGGCGCGCCCCACCCGCCAACCTTGGAACCGAAATGCATCGCCGTGTGGTCTGTCGCCAATGACAGGCACACGGCGTCGGCGCGATCTGGCGAGGCAACGCGCCGCTTCTTCATGCTGTCCTTGCTCTCGACCTGCATCTTGCCGCTTGACGTGAAGTGATATCGCGGCGCTGCCAGCTCAGCATATAACGCGTCGTCACGCGGCAGCTTAACATCCATACCCTCCAGCCACGCCTTCGCCTTAAACCACAGCTCCGCGCGCAGGTTCACATATGTCTGATTGGCGGCGGCGCGCTCCGACACGTTCAACCCGCGCGCCGGAAGCCCAACCTCGCGCAAACGATCCAACACGCCTGCGCCGAACCCGTTGCTATCCACGATGATTTCCTGCGGGCGCTTATCTGCTGGCAGCGCGTCATATTCCGCCTTCACGGCACCCGTAAGCTGCATCAAATCGAGGTTACGCCACACGCTGAGCGGATGCACGACGGGCCCCTGACGCTTGGCCAAGACAGACGCATCCCCGCCCTGACGCGCGACATCCAAACCCCATATGCTCGCCGTATTCTCGTGCACACGCACGTCGCTGGCCATGGCGGCCTCGATCAGCGAGACAGGTATCACCGTGTCCTCCTCGGATGGCGGGAAATTGCCAAGCACGCGCACATGGTAGGCGGGGCTATCGATTCCGTAGCGGCGCTGCATATCCTCCACGAAGTCTTCGCTGACGCGCGGGCTATCAACGCAGGAAACATGCATCGTGTGCCAGTCGTCGCGCAGCCGGTTGTGCGTCTCGTAGAAGAACCCCGTGTTACGCGTGGGGTTGCCCGTCAGCACCGTCGTCGCGGTGTGGCCGGACATCGACCCACTGGCAGCCTCAAACACAGCCTCCGGTATCCCGCTGGCCTCGTCAGCAAGCAGCAGCACCGAGGGGCTGTGAACTCCGGCCAGCGCCTCGGGCTGCTCCGCCCGTGACGTCCTGCAACTTATGAACGTGCTTTCGGGGTGGCTCTTCAGCTCAATCCGATCAGACTTCACCTCCAGCAAACTGTCAAACGGCGGCTTCAGCTTCTTGGCCAATGCCTTCATCTCAGCGAACAGCGCGTCAAATAGCTGCGCGCTGGTGGGCGCCGTGACAACCGTCTTGCTCGGCACGCGCATCAACACGTGCCACAGAGCAGCCATGGCGACGCCGGTACTTTTGCCGACGCCGTGGCCGCTGCGCACGCTTACGCGGCGTATGGCAGGCGCGGAGACGGCGTCCAGCAGCTCAACCTGCCACTCGTCGGGCTCGATGCCAATGACCTCCTCGGCAAAGCGCACGGGGTCATCACGATAGCGACGCATGAGCGCCAGAAACGGGTTATCTTGGGGTGCGGGGGTGCTGGTCATTTTTTCGCGTGGCTCCTATTTCTCGGGAAGCGTGAAGGGGTGGGGGGTATGGCGGGTATGCGTGGGGGGGTCATTGCAATTGCACCCCGCCGCGCCAAAAGAGGGGGGGGTCAAACCTGACCATCTGGTCAAAATATGGCCCCGAAAACGGCTGAAATCGCATAATCGTTATTATGTTAAATTTATTATGTAGCAATATCAGCACGTTAGCGTTTTACAACTATTTAAAGTTGTATCGTTGTGCATATTGCTGCGCTGCGGAGCGCCAATATTTGACCATTTGGTAAAAAATGGGTAACCGCGCGCGCCTATGCGCTTCCCTCTCTTGATGTGCAAAATCGCCATCATTCGCCCTCCTCGTCCACAATCTCAGCGTCCTCGATGTCGTCCACGTCGCCAAGCAACTGCGCTGCCTGCGCGTGCAAGTCGTTCACGCTGATGTTGATCGCGATGTCCTTCTGGCGCACGTCGTATTGCTGGTTCAGCTTCGACGCGATCCACTTGTCCGTGTCCACCTGAAGCCGTGACACGTTCACCGTCGCGGGATCGGCGTTCTGCGCCGTATCCACAGCGCGTGACGCGAAGAAGTGCCCAGCGGCTTCCTGTGCCGCTCTGTAGCGATCCTTACGCCCACGCTCAGCATCGAGCCACTTGTTCCACAGCTTCCACCCCACATTGAACTCGCCAATGATCTTGCTCACGGTTTCACCGCGCGACATCCTATCGAATATCTCGTCCTCGCCGACCGCGTTGATCGCCGCGATCTTCGCCTTCCCTATCTCACCCATCGCCAGCCTCCAGTTCACCCGCGATAGCAGCGTACCCGCACACGTCCACCCAGTTGTCCGAGTGATCGCTTGAGCGCGACCGCGATACCTTGAGCAGCACCATCATCGCCGCCACGTCCACCTCGGTCACAGGCACGCCGAGATACGCCGACCACATGCCAGCAATGGTCGCGTGCGACGCCTTAGCTGACCCATACGTCCGCTGCCTGTCGCCCGTGATCAAATCACCCGCCGTGCGTAAAATATCTTCCCTCGTTACCATGGTATGTCATCCTCAATGTTATTGTTGCCATCTCCGTCCACCACACGCGTCACCTTCGCGTTGGGAAACGTCTCAAACGCCTTCTGCAAAAACGCCTCGCTGAAGTGCTGCTTCAGTAT